AGGGATTGACCCGCACGCCGGTTTCTTCCGCCAGGCGATCGCGGCACTCAACCAATGTCATACCAACGGCCCTATCCGCTGACCGCTATTGCTGCCCACTCGCGCTGGGTCAGGGAAGCGATCCGTTCCGGCATCCGCATGAGCTTGTTCCAGGCCTCGCAGCAGGCATCGACAACAGCCTTGTAGCTTGGCCACACCTGGTGGCCGAACCAGTTCTTGCGCATGTATTCCCAGATATTCTCGGTCGGGTTCAGCTCGGGTGCATAGGGCAGCAAGGGCAGCAGCACGATGTTGTCGGGCAGCTTCAACCGCGCCGAGGTGTGCCAACCGGCCTTGTCCAGGACCAGCACAGCGATGGCGCCAACGCCGACGTTCTGGCTGATGGCGACGAGATGTTCGTTCATGGCTTCGATGCCAACTTCAGGCATGACGATCGCCGCGCCGGTCTCGCGCTCCGGGCAGACGGCACCGAACAGATATGCCGACTGAAAGCGGCGATCCCGCGGTGCGCGTGGACGCGTGCCACGCTTCGCCCAAATCCGCGTCAGCGTGCCCTGCTGACCAACCCGAGCTTCGTCGCCGAACCAGATCTCCACCGGCTTGCCCGCCGCCTCGGGTGGCAGGGCTGCGGTGACGAGAGCAGAAAACTCAGCCTGAAAAGTCGCTTGTGCCTCAGGATCGCTCTTCGGGTGCTGCGGGCGAACTGACAGGCGGCGGAACGACAGCTTGTGCAGCAGCTTGCCAACCGTGCGCTCGTGCAAGCAGACGCCAAAGCTCTGCTCGATCCGGTGCTGGAGGTCGACGCGCCGCCAGCGCACCACGCCGTCGCGCTTCAGATCGGCGCCTTCGTCAACCCAGGCCGCCACCTCGGCCTGCTGCGCCGCCGACAGGCGTGGCAGCGGGCCGTTACGCCTCGGCTGGTCCGACAAGCCATCCAGGCCGCTGGCATTGTAGCGATGTACCCAGTCACGCAGCGTCTGGCGATCCATCGCGCAGACCTCTGCCGCCTCCGTGCGCGAACACCCCTTCAGCACCAGCGCAATCGCCAGCATCCGACGCGCCACGTTGGCCTCCGCTGTCCGCCCCGCCGCCTGACGCAGGTCGGCGGCCGAGAGGTCCTGGCGGGTGATCGCTACGGTCATCGCTGTCTCCATGTTTTGGAGACCCCGACGAATCACGGACCGCCGCGTCGCTCCAAATCACAGACGAGTCAATGGTCGGGGCCGTTGGTATTAGTATATATAAGGTGTGATTCCTGCGCCTGAGCACCAGATGTGGGGGTGCGCGTGGCGGATGACCGTTTGAAGCTATCGTGCGCGAACGGTTCGTTCACTGTGCTTCTTTCCGCCAATTCCATTCAGACAGTTTATACCGATTACGGCGGCACGTCCCGCACGAGCAGCTGTAACCCTATGGATTTGCTAGCTTTTGCCATGGCGGTAATCGATCACTATTCACCGACCGGAGCATTGAAAGTCCGGGTTGGCGGGGACTGACCATGGCACGACGTGGCAATGGATTCGTCTACAAGCCCGCGCGTGGCGGTCCTGCCAGCGGTCCTGGGGTTGGTGATGGGTGGGGCGGACCACCCCGTGGCGCCGGCAATGGCAGCGAGCGGAACACTTTCAATTTTGAAAGTTCCCGCGAAGCCACCGCCAAGCGGGACGCCGATCGGAGGGCTGGCATCGTGTCGAAGGCGGACATCCGCCGGCAGCGGACGGAAGAGCTGGAAGGTCTATTGTACGATCTGGCATTCCATGCCGAACGCGAAGAAACCAAGGTTTCGGCCGCCACCAAACTGCATGCCATCTATAACGGCCAGCCTGTTGCGCGGAACATCAACGTCCAAGCGGATGACATCAGCCAATTGAGTGACGATGAACTACGCGCCGAGTTGGCGAGGACAGGCGGAGCACCGTCTGCGCCTGATACGGGAACTGAAGAGGCGGGAATGTCGCCGCAGCTTCCTGGCGTTCTGCATTGAAGCTCTGAAACCACTTGGCCTGTCCCCTGCCCCACACCACCGGTTACTGATTAACGAACTAGAGCAGATTGCGCGCGGCGAGAACGATCGGCTGTTGATCAACATGCCGCCTGGCAGTGCCAAAAGCACCTATGCCAGCGTACTGTTTCCAGCATGGCTGTTGGCGCAAGCACCAAATCTCTCAGTTATTGGTGCCAGTCATACCGCCGATTTGGCTGAAGCATTCTCACGCCGCACCATGGGTATGGTACGTGAACATGCCGAGATGCTCGGCATGGACTTGGCCAAGGAATCTGTTGCCAACTGGGAGACAACCAACGGCGGAGCCTATAAGTCTGCTGGCGTTGGTGGACCAATTACCGGACGCAGAGCCGACTGCGCTATCATTGACGATCCGGTAAAATCACGTGAAGATGCAGATTCAGAGCGCTACCGCGAACGGGCCTGGGCTTGGTTTTCCGCTGATCTTCGCACCCGTCTGAAGCCGGGTGGCCGTATCGTCCTGATTATGACGCGCTGGCATGAGGACGACCTTGGTGGCCGCATCCTGCTGCAACAAGGCGACCGTTGGCGCGTCTTGAAGTTACCTGCCATTGCTGGCGACGACGATCCACTCGGCCGCGCACCTGGCGATTGGCTCTGGGGCGATGACGACTATGGATACGCTTCGGAACTTCGGCGCGTCTATGATGAGTACCAAGCCAACGGCGCGATGCGCGACTGGGGCGCACTGTTCCAACAGGATCCGCGTCCAGCCGATGGCGGCGTTTTCAAAACCCATCTGATTTCCGTTCTGGACGCTGCGCCGGCTGGCAACAACGTCGTCCGCGCCTGGGACTTGGCGGCGACAGAGCAAACAGGCACCAGAGATCCCGACTGGACTGCCGGGGTGAAGATGATGCGCACCCAGGAAGGGGGATTTGTTGTTCTGGATGTTGTGCGTTTTCGTGGCGGGCCTGATGACGTTGAGCGGGGCATTGTCAATACGGCGGCATTGGATGGCCATCATTGCCGGATTGGTATCGCACAAGATCCAGGACAAGCCGGCAAGCAGCAAGTCTTGTATTTGACGCGCAAGCTGTCTGGTTATCGCGTCGAATCCAGCCCGGAAACCGGCGATAAGTCTACCCGTGCTGCACCAGTAGCGTCGCAGGTGAATGTGGGGAATGTTTCCATGGTCAAAGCCAGTTGGAATGCTCCGTTCATCAACGAGCTGGCTGCGTTCCCGTCAGGAAATAAAGACGATCAAATTGATGCACTTAGCCGAGCATTCTCTATGGTCGGTCTGCGTCCACCGCCCATTCGCATAGATCCTGAATTTCTCCGCCGCGTATGAAAAAGGCGAAAAAAGCCGATAAGCCGAAACTCAAGCTTGTCGTAGACCAAAAGCCACCAGCCAAGTCGAAAAAGCCAGCGCAGGATACGCGACGTCCGATTGCTACGTCCGCGCGTGTAGCGGCATTTGCGACACGTCAGGCTGTCACGCCCTACGTCATTCCGCCGCCCTTCCCTGGCGTGCTACCGAAGAATGCGCCGACGATGGCGCAGGATGATTTTATCGGTTCTGCGTACTCGTTTGCGTCACGCAGCTACGGTGCCAATCTCATCAGCGAAGGGCTTGCGTGGCCCGGTTATGCCTACCTCGCTGAGCTGTCACAGCGTGCGGAATACCGCCGGATATCCGAGACCCTCGCCCGCGAAATGACGCGGAAATGGATCAAGTTGCAGACGACTGGCGAGGACGACGACAAAACCGACAAGATCCAGGCGCTGGAAGCCGCTTTCGACAAGTACCGGATTCGCGATCTGTTTCGGGTCATGGCGGAAGCCGACGGCTTCTTCGGACGTGGACAATTATATATCGACACCGGGTATACGAACGATCCGGATGAGTTGGTCACACAGCTGATCCTATCGCCGTCGAAGATCAAGAAAGGCGGCCTGAAAGCATTTCGTGCCGTCAGCGCGATGTGGACGTATCCCACAGGATACAACAGCATCGAACCGCTGGAACCGCATTATTACGAGCCGACGTCCTGGTACGTGATGGGCAAGAAGGTCCATACGTCCAGGCTGTTGACATTCGTGGGCCGTGAACTGCCGGAAATTCTGCGTCCGGCTTACAATTTCTGCGGCCTGTCAATGTCGCAGATGGCCAAGCCGTATGTCGATAACTGGCTGAGAACGCGGCAGTCTGTTTCGGATCTCCTGCATTCGTTTTCCGTCTCTGGCATCAAAACCAATATGCAGGCGACGCTGGGCGGCATCGGCGGCGAAGATATGCTGATGCGAGCACAGCTCTTCAATCAGACCCGCGACAACCGCGGTCTGTTCATGTTGGACAAGGAAACGGAAGAGTTTTTCAACGTTTCGACGCCGCTAGGAACACTGGATCATCTTCTTGCGCAGTCGCAAGAGCAGATGGCAAGCGTGGCAGGCATTCCACTAGTAAAGTTACTAGGCATTACGCCATCTGGGTTAAATGCATCATCAGATGGCGAAATTAGAGCTTTCTATGACTTTATAGGCTCATATCAGCAGCATCTTTTCGGACGCCATTTGGAGACGGTGCTGAAAATCATTCAGTTGAATGAGTTCGGTGTCATCGACGATGAAATTGGCTTCCGCTTCGAACCTCTTTGGGAACTGAATGAAACCGAGCGGGCGTCCGTTCGCAAGACTGACGTTGATACAGCTGTCGAACTGATCAACGCCGGCGTGCTGCACCCGGAAGAGGAGCGCAAGCGGCTCGCGACGACAGAGGACAGTCTATATCACGGGCTTGATGTCGACGACGTCCCAGAGCCGCCAGAGGATCCAGAAAACCCACACCTGTTATCGGACCCGGCCAAGTCGGAGCACGGAAGCGAGGCTTGATCATGCCGAAGTCGGTCTACGTCTTTGACGGCTGGCGACTGGATACTGGCCGACGGCAATTGCTCAGTCCATCCGGTGTTGAAGTCAGGCTGACCAGCAGCGAATTCACGGTGTTGATGATTTTTTGCTCCCGTCCACAGGAGGTCGTCTCGCGCACTGATTTGCTGCCGAAGATTGGCGGCAAAACTTATGCAATCGATCGTGCTGTTGACGTGCGTGTTACCCGTATACGCCAGAAGATCGAAACGGATCCGAGAAGGCCGGTGATTATCAAAACCATCCGGCAGGAAGGCTATTGGTTCACGCCGGATGTCACCGTCGAATAGACGTCCTGTTCGACGGACGCCACCGCCGACACTGGCGCCGGTGCATCCCAATCAGGGTGTTCAGGCGCAGTTCCGTCGGCGCCTGCTGGCGCTTATCGATGAGATGCAAAAATCGGTCGTCGCCGACATCACGGCGCTCTATCCCGGCGGCAATCCGCAACTGGCGCAAGATGCGCCACAAGACGTGCATCGCCTGCGTTGGGAAATGGATCGTCTAGGACGGCGATGGCTGGATCGGTTTGACGTCGCTGCGAAGGAGATGGCGGCATACTTCGCGTTGGCGGCTAAGGATCGCGTTGATAGTGCTATGGCGGCCAGTTTGCGGAAAGCTGGGATATCCGTCCGATTTCAGGTCACGCCGGCCATCCAGGAAGCCCTGGACGCGACGATTACCGAGAATGTCTCGCTGATCAGGAGCATCGCCCAGCAGCATCTGGGACACGTCGAACAACTCGTCATGCGATCCGTCACAGCTGGGCGCGATGTCGGCGGCTTGAAGAAGGCGCTGCATGAGCAGCTGGGTGTGACGCAGCGGCGGGCGGCAACGATCGCCAGAAACCAGAACAACATGGCGACGGCGACTGTCTGCCGGGCCCGTCAGCAGGAGTTGGGCATCAAGCGCGCGATCTGGGTGCACAGCAGCGCGGGTCGCCACCCACGCCCAGAGCATGTCGCGGCGAACGGTAAGGAATATGACGTCGACAAGGGCATGTGGCTGGAACGGCGCTGGACCTGGCCTGGGCGCGAGATCAACTGCCGCTGCGTATCCAGAAGCATAATTCCCGGACTACAGCGGCCAACGGCGGTCTAATACCAACGGCCCTGTCCAATGACCGTTCTCGACCCAAGTCTGTCACTGGGCGGCTACCGAGCCATTCCAGAAAGTTGACATTCGCCGTGGGCTGCGCCCACCACCTCGCGCCAATCACGGTCATCCGGCAGGGAGTCAGCGGCGGACGTCATGCCCGCGAGGTTCT